TTTTTTAACCACTCTGCTCTATCAAATGTTTTCCAATGCGTTCTATCAAATCTTCCAACTTGAGCAGTTTTATGATGAAATGTACCTTTTACTGATCTTACAACTGCTTTTACAATTCCGTCAGTTATATCCCTTGAAGCAAAACCTAATATCATTATTTAAGTTCTATTTTAAAACATTCTGTATAATAGTTAAACCAATTTTGAGCATAATCACAATTTGAATATTCTTCAAACCAAGGACCACCTTCTGTGTAATGAACATTCTTTATATCTTTCTTATATTCATATTCATCAGCTAACCAATTCCATTCTAATGGTAAATCACCAATTAGTTCTTCACTTTCTAACCATTTAAATTGATGTAGTTCTAAACCAGATGCTCGATTTACATAGTTAGGTGTAAGTTGTGTACACTTCTTACAATTCATTAACATAAAACTAGACCAGTTTTTTTTAGGGTATGCTGTTTGAGTTTGACCTAAAAACTTTGTGGTGCTTTTAGGTACATAGTCGTGTTTACATACTTGGACTGCATACTTGTCATCTCGTAATCGCCACAGTTCAGCAATATCAGCTTCCATAATCATATCACAATCCATAAACAATGCCCAACCTTGATAGTTCATCAGATGTGGGATAATAAAACGACTAAAAGAAAATTCAGTTGAAGAAAGACTATTTCTCTCTCTAACAAAATCATCTTTTATATTGTTTAAATAGATAGGTGTAATGGCAACTGGTTTAGTTGAGTTCTTTAATATACTATAATTTAATACATTATATGCTACTTTTTCTTTACTATCATAACCAATAAATACATTTATCATTATAACCTCGATTCTGGACTTTTAAGTGTTTGTTTTCTTTTAGGACCTTTGATGTGGTCATAAACTTCTCCTAATATTGATCTTGCTTGAACGTGTCCAGGTTTACCGTCACCAATATTATTATTTAACGTGTTTCTTTCATCTTCAAATCTCTTTCTAACATAATCCCATACATAACTATCGTGTTTCTCTATTAATTTATAAACTGAATCTGTTGAATACATATCTTTCATTACTCTAGCATAATCTTTTGTATCTTTGTGATTTAAATTCCAATATAAAAAACCACACTCACTATAATTATTACCACGTCCTAAATATGACATCATACAATTATCTTTGTGTACATTTTGTTTAATCCATTCTTCATTAATTGATTTGTAAAAGACACTATCTGCGTCTATACCTATTAATCCATCATAATCTTCATTGTTTAATATCATATCTGTATAAGAATAAACTTTATAACAAAATCTTACAGCATCTTGTAAATAACCATTACCTGTATTTTCAACTGATTTATCTTTATGTCTATTAACAAACTGTTCACATTCTGGTATTTCGTCAAAGATACTTTTTACTATTTGATTGTTCTTAGGTATCTCAATTAAGTCTTCACTATAAACTATTAAATCAAAGTCCCAATTATAAGTTTCAAAAAACTTATGACCATACTGATTGTATAGTTTTTTATTTAATGTTGTAACAACTGCTATACTCATTTTTTAAATACCGTGTCTTTTTTATGTCTACCTAATTCTTTATAACCTATATCTTCTAAAAACTTCTTGGTATGATTATAATAATTAATTTCTTTACTTGTTTTAATTGGTAATTCTAGTGATAAGGTAGGATTAAATTTTTGTAAAAAATCTATAGCGCCATTTAAAAATGCTTGTTCACTACCTTGTATATCAACTTTGATTAAGTCAACTGTAGTAAATTCATTTATATAATCATCTAGTTTTTTAACATCAATATATTGAAACTGATTACTAGCACTTTCAAAACCCTCTACTAAAGAAGAACCACCAGAGTTTTCTATACCTTTATATATTTTAATATTTTCACCTTGTTTATTTGATAAACCTACTTCTTCTAAATGCCAATTATTAAAGGATGCCATATTTTTTTTATAACATTCTATTACATCATTTATAGGTTCAAACGCCCATACGCTTTTAAATTTTCTACAAAAATCTTTTGACCAAAATCCTACATTCGCACCTACATCTATAGCAACATCAAACTTATCTACATAGTTTAATACAAAATCTCTATGTGATTGTTGATAAGTAAATTCATCATTAACTTTTTTTAACATTGATTGAAAGTGCGTATCGCCGTCTGGTAAATACCAACCTTTTACATTTTTCATTTTGGTATCTCCGTGTGTTCTATATGTTGTAATTGATGTATCTTTCTTTTATCTTCCATAGTGTTAAAAAAATAACCCTCTATTTTATCATAACCATTATGTTTTGCCCATAGAACACGTTTATTACCTATGTGAACGTAATAACCTGGTATAAGATTTCCGTCTTTATCTTTATGTTGTGGATTTTTAGGAAGTATTCTATCTTTGACCCATTGTTGTCTATGATCTGTAACAGCGATTGGCCAAATCATTCCGTGTTTTTCAAAACTTTCATAATAACCAAATTCATTTGAACGATTTTCTAACCAAGTGTCTGGTGGAATTGTTCGTAAAGATTTTACATCAAAGTATTGAAGTGTAAAATCAGGTAGACTCTTTTGTGCTTTTAGAATTTTCATAACCATATTTCGCAATATAATAACTATCTATAATATCTGTTACAGGATTGTTAAGTTTTTCCATATCAAAAATCTTTTTTAAATCTACTTTTGTTTCTTGTGTAAAAGTTTCATACATTTTTTCTTTATCAGCATTACCTTTGCCCGAAGCCATCTTCTTAACCACACTAGGTACAATAGTTGCATATGTAAGTTTGAGTTCGGATAAACGATATTTGAGTATTCCGCAGTTTTCTGCGATTTGAAAGATTGCTTGTCCTTTGGATCCAAAGGAATATCCCTCAATGTATATATCCATGCCTCGCTGAACGTTGGACATTGTGTGAATGCGTTGTAAAACCCAGTCCGATATGTTTTTGAATCTTTCAATGGGGTCATTATATTCTTTGTGTTCATATCCTGTTATATTTTTACTTAGACTACCTATGTTTTTTTTCTTACTTGTTAAGAAATAAAATTGACAATCTTCAAATTTGAAATTTGTATCTGCCACACAAATGGCAGGACTATTTAAACTATAATCAATTCCAACTATCGTCTTCAGTGTTTTCGTTTGTCCAGTTGTCTTCATCTTCTAAATCCTCTACTTCGTGTCCACAAAATGGACAAGTCAAAGGTTCTAAATCCTGTAGTTCGATATTCCATTCTACAGTATATTTAGTTTCACAACTAGAACAGGTTTTTTGTCTTTTCTCTAACATTAGTTAAATCGTTCCTTCTTTGGACTGTGTTGTTTCTATACAGTCAATCTTTACATCAACTATTCCTAATTCAAGGTAGTTTAAAGAAGATTCTAACATTTTATTTCTTTTATCTTCAGCAGCACTAACACATTCTTTTATTGTCTTAAATTCTATTCTTGGATTTTCTTCAAATGGTGTAGTAAAAGGATAACCTCCTAAATCAACTTGAAGTAAAAAAATAGACATTATAAAAACTTTCATATTTCCTTTATAGTTTAAATTTCTTAAACTGATCTTTTTTAACGTCTTGTTTAATACCACCAATGACATATGATTCAATTTCTGTTTCTTGTGGAGCATTCTGTGTTGATCTACTATTTAACCAATGATCTACCCAAGGTAAAGGATTAGTCTTTTGATCGTACACAGGATTTAATTGTATAGCTTTCATTCTTCGATTTGCCATATATTCTACAAATTGATGTAATAGTTTTTCTGATAATCCTATCATAGAACCTTTACTAAAAAGATATGTTGCCCATCTCTTTTCTTCACCAACTGCTTCTTCATACATTTTATAAACATCTTTTTCGCAGTCTTTAATTACTTTTAACATCTCTTTATCATTTTCGTGGTCTTTCCAGTTATTAATAATTCTTTGTGACATCGCCAAGTGTTGACTTTCATCTCTAGCAATAAAAGATATAATCTTTGCTGAACCTTCTAGTTTTTTTAATTCACCAAAAGCAAATGAACAAGCAAATGATACATAAAATCTTAAGCCTTCAAGTATGTTTACTGTCACCATCGCTAGATATAATTTCTTTTTCAACTCATACATATCAATTTTATCTGGTGTAAGTGTCCATTGATAACCCATAGCAATTAAATCATCATAAGTTTTTGTAACACTAGCAGCTCTTTTCTCAATCTTCTCATCTTGTATAATTGTATCAAAGACTTCACTTGGATTTGAATATAAGTTTTTAATAATGTAAGTATAACTTCTACTATGTATTGTTTCAATAAAATCCCAAGTAACAATACAGCCTTCTAATTCTGGTAAAGAACAAAAAGGTAAGAAAGCCAAACAAGGACCACGACCTTGTACGCTATCTAACATTGTTTGATATTTTAGATTAGATGTAAAAATAAACTTTTGTTCATCTCTCAATTCAAGGTAATC